CCTTTTTCTGCCTTATCCATTCCAAGACCTCTGAACCAGTTACCCGTGTGCTTATTGATGATCTCAAAGTGATTCTTTCGAATTATGAAATCATTCTTGAAATGCTTGTAAATTAGATTGGTCAGCAGAGTGAACGTAGAACCTTCAATGTCTGAATAGACCTTTCTGGAATGAATGACATTGAACTGTTCCGGTTTGAAAGAGTGATAAATTAGCTTTCTGGCGATGTTGTGGCTTTTGGCAGATTGCCTTGTGCCGTAGTGGCCTTCCTTGGTGTACAACGTATCCACATAAGGCCAATACCATTTAAGCCACCAATTACGCTCAAAATTGTAGTTCATTGATAAGGTTTATACTGGTTATGCTAATTTGTTCCGGTGTCAATGTTAGCACATCAGGAGTTATTCGGTCGGTGGTGTCGGGCCGGAGATGGTCACGGTGAGATTTGTTGGAACCGGATCACCATCGTTTAACCTCAAATCACGGGCAATAATGTTCGGGTTTAATAGCCCTGCCGCAGCCCCTTCGAACTTTTGGGTGTACATGATTTTCTCTATGCGTGTGATGATTTGGGAAAATTCTTTATAATCTGGATTTGATTTGTATTCTCTGAGCGAATCAATATCAAGATATAATTCCAATCCCGACCAAGTAAAAGCCCTGATTTTTGGCTTTTGCACTTGTGTGGCATCCTTGCCGACAAAGTCAATTTCAATTAATGGATTGTCAAAACACCATTGAAAATACTCTTGGGCAGCTTCCCAAAGTAATTCAGGCTTGGTGAATAACTTATCTCTTCCATGTTTAGTTCTACGCTTCCAGAATTCGTTTCCGATGGGTGCGCCCATAATGTTTAAATTTAAGTAGTGCCGTTTTCACGGTATGATTTTAAGACTAATTGACTATTTCTTTTTAGCTGCCTTCTTTGCCTTCTTAGCAACTGAAAGGGCAATGGCGATCGCTTGGGGTTTTTCCTTACCAGACTTCATTTCAGACTTGATATTCTTGCTGATGGTCTTATCGCTATATCCTTTTTTTAACGGCATAATTGAAATTGTTTTTTGCAAATATAAAAAAAGCCTCAATTACTGAGGCTCTTCTTTTTTTAGTCTTTCCAAACTGCTTCATAAAAATCTTTTCTTTCTCTATTCCAAATTTGGAAAATAAACCAATCTCTAAATTCCATTGTAAGGTCATTTTTATCCCATTGTTTAGCATAAGATTCCAACCATGCTTTAAAATACTCGTTATCCATTTTTAGAAGGTCTTCATGCGTTGGTTCTGTTTCTTGATTTACCATTTTTTATTTGTTTTTAATTTTCGTTTTGCTCTTCTTTTTTCATGTCATTGACCAGGTTCTTGACTGCAAGCTTCAATCGGCTTGCGTATTGAACCGGAACACGGAACGATATCGTTGTGGTTGGCTCTCCGGCCTTGCGTCCGCACCCTGATTTGCGAGGGCCATTGTTTGGGATTCCTTTAGGCATTGGTTATTTTTTTATGTTTCCAAATAAACCCATAAGACGTTCTTATGCTCCCATATTGCGTTTTTGTTTTGCTATTAATGCAGTTTGAAATTGCAGACATATCAAACCCCTTTTCTCTGTGGACTTGAGCAATACTTTCCCAATCTCTTATCCATTGTCCATCATTTGTAAATTGACTAATTGGCTTCGATAATCCCCCTGGGTTTATGACAAGCCCCGTATTGTGTGCATGTTTCATATTTTCGCTATGGGTAACCCATTCTAAATTGTTAATCCGATTGTCTGCCTTAATTCCATTTTTATGATTTACCTCTTTCTTGAAGTCGGGTTTTGGGATAAATGCCATAGCAACTAATCTATGAACAGAACAATTTTTTTTCTTGCCATTTGTTAACATTATCATTAAATATCCAAGTTTGTTAGTTACTGGCTTCATTATTCGCCCTTTAAAGTCACGAACCCTTACGCTACCATCGGCACGAATTTGCTCTATTTTTCTATCCATACTTTTAACATTGCCAAAGCTAGAAACCATATAAATTCTTTCGAACCCTAAAATGTCTTTCCAAATTTCTTTTTCTAAATTCATGTCTTTTTATTTCATGCTATATTAAGACTATATTTTAACAAGTGCAAACATTTTTGAAAAGAAATAGAAAATATTTTTGCAATTATTTTTATCCCTTTGATTTTCAGGGCGTTTTGATTGTATAATTTTTTGGTTGACATTTGTCTAATGGTACAGATAAAACACTTCACTTTACGTGAGTTTGATTCACCTGATGCCCCCGGAAGCGGTTCAGCTATGCAATCAGACTTTTTGGTTAAACTTGACAAGGCCCGTGAATTATGCGGTTTACCTTTCAAGATCAACTCAGGCTTCAGGACTCCGGCTCATAACAAGGCGGTCGGTGGTGAACCGAATTCAGCCCATACCAAAGGTTGGGCGGCTGACATCGGTTATTCATCCGGTACGCAGGGTTATCAAATTCTCACCTCACTTCAGGCGGTTGGGTTCAACCGGATTGGAATTTACAAATCATGGATTCACGTTGATTGTGATCCGTCATTACCTGGTAAAGTCATCTGGTCAAAGTAATGAAGCTTCTTTCTACCTTCGTGTGTAACCTTCGGCAGGATACGTTTCAGGCCGTTGGTGACCAATGCTCTTATTGGTCGATGAGAATGATGTATTCAATCGCTGATGTAAATATTGGCTTCTCATCATTTGAGGCATTCCTCTTTTATCATGGTTGGCTGATCCTGCTTGTATGGCGTTGCTTTAATGCCGCCCTTGATACCTATAAGCGTGTCAGGGATGTGAGTAAACCGGAATGGGAAACGCAGATCAGACCTTTGATTTTAAAGGATGCAATCAATCAACGCAAATTATCTTTTTGGGCTAAATTTTTAAAGTTTATCAAATCAATTCTATGAAGTATCTAATTATCGCAGTTGTGGCCCTTTATCTGGGTCTGGCTGCAATCGAACAACAAATCCAATCTGGCATCCAGAAACGATCAAAGATTGACCGGAAGGTTGATTCTTTGATGTTGGCTCAATCCGTAAGAATCCAGGTGTTGCAGAATGGCAATGACTCGCTTCAGGCTGAGATTGAAAGTCTGGCCTTGTGTATCCAATATCTGGATTCAGTCAACATTTCAAAGAGTTCAAAGGTTGAGAGAGCAGAGAAAAGAGGTCGGTTTATTGGTGGCCTGATCAAAGGCATCTTCCCGGGCCTTTAATGACCTTTCAGCGTTGGATGGAAGCAATAACCTTTGCCGTTGTGACACTCATGACGGCAGGGCTTCTATTCGGCTTGGGCTGGCTTTATAAATTCGAAAAGGTAGACAAGTCAGATGCTATACTGATTTACGTTCTCGGCCAGTTTATTACTGGTTTTTGGGATTTGGTCAAAAAGCGAAACCGGATTGAATCGCAGATGCCAAAAAGTGAGTGAAAAAAGCCCCTGCCAATGGTAGAGGCGTTTTATCACGTTTTCTCTAAATCCCTACTTGTGCCTCTTTTTAAGGCAATCAAAAATAGCTATAATTTATCCGAATGTATCATTGTAATACATCTCACCCGTCCGCAGAGGGTTCCATATCACATCGTCCTCAACTCCACTCCGGTAGGCTTGGCTGATCTGGTTTTTCTCCATTTCTTTTGACTTCTCAAACATTCCGTTTAGGGTATGCCAATCAATGATCATGAACTGGCTATCGCCATACGATTGCAGTTCTTTTTTTAGACGGTCAACTGCGGTTTGGTGGGTCATTTGCTTATAGTTTTACTTTAATTGCGTAAAGCGATACGTTAGCGGTAATACTAAGAACCTAATCCTAATCGGAGATAAAGTCAGAAATTGAAGGTTGGCTGTACCAATTTGAAATCAAACCATTTTCGCCAATATGTAAATCAATGTAATCACCGTATTTGCCAGGAAGTAAAGCATTAGGTACATAATCCTGCTCAATTGACAATACAGTATTCCCTTCTGCATCTAAAAGAAAATATGAACCTTCATCACAAACTTTCATACTTAAATGTCCTGTTTGTCCTTTTGGCCAGTCCAATACTCTGCCTTCATCAATATTGATAATAGCCGACCAAATATCACCTTTTCGCAAAGGGAAATCGTTAGGTATATCTTCTTCATCATACCTTACTGCTACATCAACTTTAACCATTGTAATTTCAACTTCTTTTTCTACTTTAATTGTTGCTTTCATTTTGAAAATTTTAAATTTAATCCCTTGTAAATTAAACCGTACTACCGCTAACAAGGGCTTGTAGCAATAGGGGCAGAAGTGCTTTAATTAAGCTGTGTACTTCTAATCAGCTTTTGTGGTGGTTTGAACAGTATTGCTATAAATCCCCTACTGCTACAAGCCCCGATACGTTAGCGTTTTGATTCAGGAAATTCAACATAAAACTCACATTCTACCTTCCCTACCACCTCATCAATCTTCGGGTCAAACTTTTGGTAGCTTTGAGCATATTTGGCCGGAGGGCAATTAAACCGCCAACACGTGTAGGATAGTGGGCAGTCATCATTGGTACACATTGTAATATCTGGCATCACTTCCATGTTTTTAGTTTGAATCTGGCAACTGGTAAATAAAGCGAATTGAAAAGAATAATGGATTCTGGGTAGTAGCTATACCTAAAGTGTCCTTTTGGATAAAACCCATGTCCCGATTCATAATCGCCATTGTATCTGGTGCTACTATGCACCTCATACTTGAACCTTTGCGGGTTGTGGCACGTTGTGGCGGAGATGATTTCAGCGTTGGTCATTTGTCTTTCAAATAGAATTTGACTTTCTCTTCGGTTGATAACCCGATCAGCTTATTGGATTTGATCCAATAATAGAAGTTCTTCAAATCTGCCGCTTCCTGATTCTTCAGACAGTATGCCGCAAAGTTAATAACCATCTCAGGGTAGTAAGGCCATTCCTTATTCTTGGCTTCCCATTCTTCAAAGAACAGTTCAGCTTGCTCCTTGTGTGTCATATCAGGTAATCTTTAATCAGATTGGGTTTGCGTTCAACTATGGACTGGAATAATCGTTTCTGGCGGTCTTCAGGCATCCGCAGGAAGTTGACCAAAAGAATGATGTTGACCTGATCCCACCAAGCCCCGTTGGATGCCTCTTCCAATTCATGGTACTTATCCAACTCTTTATGAAGGCAGAATTCCCCAAAGTGAATCATGGTACTGGAGTCATAAGGCCAACCAGGATTGTCTTTTATCCAATCTTTATAATGCTTTTCCACCACTTCAATATTGATTGCGTCCATTTTAGTACTCATTGTAAGATTTATTCAATATTTAATTGTAAAAAACAATGATTAAGCCAGATACATTAGTTAGCAATGCAATTATGTCGATTTTTTGAGGGAATGAATCATTTATTTTCGGTCATTTCTTGCTCCTTTTCCCTGACGGCTTTCATCAATAAATCACGAATTAGCTTTGAACGGTTCATTTGCCCAAATACGGCAAGAAATCGGTCCATCTGCTCATCGCTAAATGTTGCGGTTATCTTACGTATTCCACCATATTCGGACATTTTTTTAGTCTTTTTTTGATAGTGTTGCATAACTTATTTCTTTGGTTTTTAATCGTTTGTGGTCTTTTAACATCCAGAATAGTGAATCATAAAATTCAGCATTGGCCTTGTGTTCCTGGATTTGGCTTTTTGTTTTTAATTGCTTGGCCTTGTCGTAATGGTGGTCACGTTTTCGGATTACCGATTCCATCATCTGTTCAATCAGCCGGATTTCCTTTGAATTGGCGTTACCTGATTTGTTCTGGTTTGTCATTTTTCAAAATGTCTTTAACCAGGGTTATGAATATCGAAATGTCCATCTTGGTGACGGTTTGATCTTTAACCCGATTCTGCAAGGCGTTCACGAACGGTTGAATCTGGAGGCAATGCTCTTTAGAAAGTGGTCTGTGCATGGTAGTCACTAAATTTCATCAGGTTTGAATCCCATTTTAATGCCAGTAATTTAGTTTCTCCGGCCCTAAATTTGGCTATTGAAAGAATGCATAGGTTTTCGGTCTCGTATTCATCACCCTCGACCATTGTTGTTCTGGATTCACGAAACTGAGGATAGTATCCCGGTCTCATCAGGAACCAGATCGAATCAGCATCTTGTTCAATCGCTCCTGACTCACGCAGGTCAGACAATTGCGGCATCTTATCCGTCCGGCTTTCAACGGCTCTCGATAACTGCGAAAGGGCAATGATTGGAATTTGTAAATCTTTGGCTAAAATCTTCAAACCTCTGGAAATCTCGCTTATTTCCGATTCACGGTTGCCTTTCTTGTTATCGCTTGACATCAGTTGAAGATAGTCCACGCAGAGCAGTTTGATCCCGTGTTCTTTCTTCCAGATGTGCGCACGTGTCCGCAATCGTCTCAGGGTCATTCCGGCTTCATCGTTGATGTGCAAGGGCCATTTGTCGATCTTTGATGCCGCATCGTATAACCGTTGACGATCGTAGTTGTCATATTTATCATTTCTGATTTTATACGCAAAAACATCCGACTCCAAAGAAAGCAACCTTTGAACCAGTTGAGTCTGGCCCATTTCAAGGCTGAACATCCCAACCGGAATGCCTCGCTTGCAATAGGACTGAATTAGGCTCATCAGGAAGGCCGTTTTCCCTTGGCCGGGCCTTGCACCCATTACGATCAAATCCGTGTCCACAAGGCCGCCTGTGGCGGTGTCAAGCGTACTTAGTCCAGTTGCCATACCTGCCAGTCCTGAGATGTTCTCAATCTCCCATTTGACCCGAATTTCACGGAGGGTTTCGGAAATGCTTTTTTCGTCTTTAACGATCACCTGGTTAATCAGGTTTTCAAGTCCGGCCTGAACTTTGGCTACCCGTTCAAAAACATCATCCACATCATTGACGGATGAGGTCAGCAGTTGTTGTGCAAACGATCCGATTCCACGTTTGACGTACGCTTCCAGAAGGTAGCGGATGTGTATGCTGAAATGGGCGGCAGAAGATAGCTTTCCGGCCAATGTGGTCAATGTCTTGCCTCCTCCCATTGATTTATAGTTTCCGGCCTTTTTAGTCCATTCGGCAATGGTCAGGATGTCGATGGGCTTGTTGTCATCGTAGAGGGCTTTCACGGCCTGATAAACGATCTGGTGCTTGTCATCTGTAAAGACATCCGAAGAGTTGACCAAAGAAAAGAATTCAATCTGTGCGTCCTTGTCAATCAGGACTGCACCGAGGATGACTTGTTCTAATTCTGCTTGTTTCATTTGTTCATGGTTTTAGAGGAGAAATTTGGCGTTCCAATTATAGGTTGAATTCGATTTGGATCGTATTGAGCCTTCATATATGTCACGGCAATTTTCATTTTATTTTTCCAGTTGGTTATTTTTTTCCCAAAACCATCTTTCCAACCATCATCAACCCAAGTTTCATATTTGGCTTTTATGTTAAATTCGAGACCGGGGAATTGTTTGGATAATTCAGATTTATAGTAGGACATGAATTCTTCTTCTGTTGGGATGATTTGTGTATTATTCTTAATTACTTTTATCTTATTATCTTTATTAATATCTTGAGTACAATTTTTGGACTGTTCGAGTACAATTTTTGGACTATCACCGTCCAATTTTTGTACTACTGGAATACAATTTTTGTACTCTGGGTCTAATAATTGACCTACCTTTTTTGAGATCATTGAAACGTCATTTGTTTCAATATAAATACCGATTTCTTCCTGACAAGAATCCAAGTCATGAATAAATTGAGTTAATTTAAGACCTATTTGCGTTCGTTCAATGTAGCCTTTTGATTCAAGTGTTGATAAGGCATTAAAAACAGTTCCTCTTGAAAGGTCCAACCAATCAGCAATTTTTTCTTTTGATTTTATACATTGATACCCAAACTTTGGGTTCTTGCTCATGTTTTTTATATCGCATAGGACTGCCATTTCATTAAGACTTAACAGTAAAGCTTTCCTAACAATATGATTTGTGAGTGAAATAATTTCCATTTTAAAACAAAAAAACCC